GGTTCTTATAGGGAGATTATTATGAAAAAGGTAAAATAAAATCTTATTAAATCAACACTCTTGGAGGGTATCCCCTCCAACTCCCCGACCTTTTGGACAAGGTCTTTTTTATACAAAAAGCGCTAATCTATTTTCTAGGACCTTTCGAAATCAGACCGACCTCTTTGTCGGTCAGCTCCTGCTTTATTCAAAATCTAACAAATCACTTTCTACAACTGCTTCAAGTGCTAGAGATATTTTCCCTTCGTCTACAAAATCAATAGTGATTGCATCGTCTTCAATTTTAACTACTTTACCTGTTCCAAATGATGGATGTTTAACTGTCGAACCTACAATGTCCTTGTGAGCTGCAATCCATTCCTTGACTTTCTCATTTTCTTCTTGCTCTTGAAGGAGACCAGACTGTTTCATCAATTCAACCACTTCAAAGTATCCATCTACAAATGTCCGTTTAAAATCTGAGCCAAAAGACAATTCTGAGCGTTTTACAGGATCACCCAAGCCTAACATTAATTCGATAGCTTTCAAAATGACATCATCAGAGACATTGCGGCTATCAAGCTGCCCGCCAACTGCGTCGCCATAAACGCCATAGAAATGGCCGTTTTCACTATCGTGTCCATAAATATCCATGATATTGCTTGTTTCACAGTTGCAATACACTGCCCCGTTTTCGTTTACAATAGCGTACGCTACATCATTGCTTTTGATTTCTTCAAGTAATTGTTTTGCTTTTTCCATTTCTAGCTCCTCTGCATAATTCGTTAATTTGATAGCATTTTCTAAACTCATTTTTTCAATTGGAGTTTTACCTGTGACCCATCTACTGATCGTAGTATCACCGATTCCAGTCGCTTTAGAAATTCTATAAGCTGTTACAGTCTTTAATAATTTTTGAATTTTGTTAAAATCTGCTTTATTCATTTTTGTTGTCTCCTGAATACCAAGCGATAGCGATTGCTAAAATTGCTACAAATAAAATAATTTTCATCTTGATTTTTCTCTCGCTTTCTTATACAATGAAAGGCAAGGAGAGCTTTCGCTCTCTTAGCCTTTAGCGATTATCTCTTCCTGCGTCTGCAAAACTTGGGAGCGATTTTCGCTTTTTTCTTTTGCTCTTTTAGTACCTTGTACCAAGAGCGACTCTCTTTTGAGATTGCTACTGCAATCCCTACCACAACTGTGACCCTTGCCAGCCACTCGTCTAGGTTGTCCATTTGTATCACCTCCTTACATTATTAATTATACCGCATTACACTGCGTTAGTCAAGTCTTTTTTTACATTTTTTGACAAATAAAAAAGCCCCGACCAAAAGGCCGGGGTAGATTAAAATTTAAGAAAGATATTTTTTCGCAGTTTCCGCTGCGGTTTTTATTTATGACAATTGGCCCCACAGGTCAATGCGGTTGCCAGCTTCGTCCGTCTTGCCAATCGCTAAGTAATTACGATTGCCAGATTCTCCAACGTAGGAGATCCAGCGATAGCCATCATTTGAGCCTTTAGAATCGTAATGGACTTTTTCGCCTGGCTGATAAACTGCCACGACTTCACCGTCCAAGCTAGGTGCACGGCGAACGTTGATTGGAGAGTCGCCGACCGTAAATGTAGCACTTTCAGCAAAGAATGGAGTTTCGTGGTTATTCATAACCTCCTCAATTTCTTCCTTGAGTTCAGCTTTTGGTAAAGCCTCTCCTTTTGGCCGAAAAGCTGTTGGATAAAGTGCCCAATAAGGAAGGGCTTGCAGATCAAATACACCACCACCATCAGGCCCAGCAGCGCCACCTTGATTTTGTCCAAGGAACCAACCTTGAGTACCATCGATATCCCCAGCAAAAATGGCAATATGAGAGACAGGTGTTGGATCAGATTCCATAAATACAGCGATATCACCTTCTTCCATATTTTCAACTTCGTCAAAATAGTTTAGCATGCCATTTGTATGTCGCTGCACCCAAATGTCCTTCACATAATACGAATCAGTGCAATTTGCAAACGGCACGCCTAACCAAAGACAGTATTTAGCGTATCCGTCCCAACATTGCCAGCCAAACCAACCATCAATATCAAAACCATACCCAAGGACTTCGTCCTGAAATAATTTATATTTACGCATATTATTTCCCCCCCTTATTTATCAAACTGGCTAGCGTCGATGATATATGTCACCTCGCCCACGACTTGAAGCGGTGCAGGCAGCTGACGCACATTGCTAGCATTGACCAGCACACGGCCGTCTGGCATCAAGACGAAGTCAATCGCAGCTTGAGGGTGGATCTTGCTTTGAGAAATCACCTTAGCTGTGAATGTTACAGGATGGGCAGGCTTAAAGCCTTCTGCAATCTTTTCGGTCAAGGTATATTGTCCATTATCCCAACGCTGTGTCGCTGGTGTAGAGATGTGAGCTCGCACTTGTGCTTCTTCATTTCGAGCTAGATAGAGCTTTGACCCAAATCCAAAGCGAAAATTTCCTTCTGCGTATTCAGTTACTGTTGTCATTTTTTATTTTCCTTTCAAATTTTCAAAAACTGCAAACCAAAAATAAGTTGCAGCAAAAGCAAACAGAGCAAGCTTCAGGGCCTGCTCTTTTATGTTATTTATGAGGCTCATCATAGCCTAAAGCTCGCTGGCTATCGGATAGCCCAGCAGTTGTTGGGTCGTTAACAACCCCGACAAGCACCAGCAAAGCAAAGAGCACATTGATAAAGACTAAAATCTTATCAATCGTTACCCCAAATTCTAGCTTAAGACCGAAGATGTCACCTGCTGCCTGCAAAAGCAAGGCAATAGCTGGCACCAAGGCCAGCCAGAAATTCTTGTTTTTCAGACGCACTGTCCAATTGATCTTATTCATACTTTCTCCTCCTTGATTGGCAATTTTGAGAATTTCTCAAACAAAAGCTTGATGGCCCCATTGCCACCAAGCTCGACATAACTCTCGTAAAGGCGGGACAGCTCTTCTAGCTCATGCTGGGTAGTCTGGCCACGCCTCAAAGCTTTTTTTAAATTTTCCTGCAATCGAAAACGCTGAAGCCGTTGTAAGCCTTTTTGGATCAGGTTTAGATCCTGATTATTCCTATTCCCGATGTTTTGGATATCGGTCACGGACTCTTTCAGGTCGCCCAAATCTTCGGCCAGAGCTTCGATTCGTTTGTCGGTTTCCTTGCTATTTTGATTGCTGCGATAGCTAAAATAGCTAGGGATAATCACGACTAAGATCGTTGTAATCTTATCTAATAAATCCATCGAATTCACATTCCACCGCCTCCTATTTTGGGGATTTTTCGGTAGCTTCTAGCTCAGCGATAATAGCATCTTCCGCAGCATAGACTGCGTCCTGAAAAGCTTTTTCCTGCGTGCGAACCTCACGCCGATTCGCAGCATACGCCTCACTGTCGTTGATCCATTCGGTAAACGTGGTCACGCCCTTATCATCGATATCCGCAGTCATTGTCTTAATGACTGCGTCACCAACCTTTAGACTTCCAACAAGTTTTGTAGTTTTTACGATTTCCAAAGTCATGATTATTCTCCTTTTTCTGTTTCTGGTGCTGTGCTTGTTTCAAGCGGTTTTTCAAGTTCTTGGTTGTGACTAAGAGCTTGCTCCAGTTGCGCTTGTAGCTCTTCATTTTGAGCTACAAGCGTTGCGATTCTTAATGATTTATTAGCGATTTCGATCGCTAAATTATTTTGTATGCTTTCGTTCATTTTTTCTCCTTTTATCCTACGTTCCGGACGATGTCCCAAGCGGCCTTCCTTGAGTTAATCAAGTTTTTCATTGCTTGGGTCATCGTGACTTGACCGCTTGCTGCGTGAGTTAAGATATTCCAAATCGCAGCTACACTTTCCTCTAAGCGGATAAACTGCGTTGGGCTATCTGTGTCTCCTTTTGTATTACGAGGCACGACGAAATGTCGCGCCCAAATTTCTGAATTTTTATTCCAAACACCGGGCGTCATCGACTGCGTCACGACGCTAAAATTCCAGCCATCGTCACTCTGCGCGTGTCTCATGTGATTGTAGTCTCCAAACTGATAGATTTTATCTACGCTATTGTTTGAGTTATTATCAATCACTAGACCAGCGAATGAGACAGATTTCCAAGTGTTCGTGCCGTTTCGATTACTACCGATGATGGTGCGACCGTGGTTTTGGCCGTTTTCCTGCTTGTTTTCGTAGCGGATAAATTGAGTTGGATAGCCTTCTAAAACTCGCTTGATGGATGCGTCGTCGTTGTAAAAGAGGACATGACCATCGTTTAGATTGATCTGCATCGCATCGTTTTGAGCGCTGATAGTCTTGCCTCGCATCCACTCGATAAACGCTAATTCGATTTTAGACTTGATAAAATTCGCATCAAGCCCGACAATCTTATTTGCGTTTAAGTTGACAATGTTAACGTTCGCAGCGTTAAGCGTGCCCGCTGTGATTTTGTCCGCTAGCATGCTTTCAATCATGGCATTCTTGATGACGCCGTTGTCAATCAAGGTTTTGCCGTCCAAGTGGATAGACTCGCCTTGGATGCGGACATTCGGGCCAGTCGCGTTGATTTGACTGACGATATCGCCTTTCGAGTTGAGGTTCTGCACCGCCCAGGCATTCGCTATCTGATATTGCACAGTGCGAAGGCCAAGGTTCTTCGAGACCTCAACCTGAAACAGCTCATTAGTCAGAGCCATGCGAGAGACCTTGTCTGTGACTTCCTTTTCAGCCGAGCCAATCAAGCGCTCATAGAGCTTGCTTGTCTCTTGCACCCGCTGAAAATCAGTCTGGTTGGCTTTGTCTGAAATCTGACTGGATATAGTCGCAAATTGCCCCTCAACCGTCTGGCGATACTCTGCCAGCTTAGTCTCAGAGCTAGTCTTCAGCTCCTCGAACCCACGAGTCAGCCCTCGCACATCTTCTGTGTGCTGTGCCTTGGCGACGTAGCCAGCCTCAATGAGCTTGCGCTCTGCAGTCAGTTGACGGGCGGTCTCTTCGCGACTGTAGGTCCGCAGAGCTTCTGAGCGTGTACCGTCAGCGTTGACATAAGCCTGCACAGCCGACAAGTCTGTCCGCAAGCCCTGAGCTGTGCGTTCAAAGGTTGCTTTGGCCTCTGTGATGAGGCCTTCGGTGTCTTCCAGGGCAGGCGACCAGTCGGAAGGAATGGTCGCTTTCTCGATTTTAAGAAAGTCTGCCACAGAATCGTTTGGTGACAGATTAAGTAGATTGCCTGTAAAGAGGTAGTCTTCGTTTAGTTTTAACAGCGTGGAGTCTCTGCAGATTAACTTCGCGTCCTCCTTGTTGCTGTTAAATTTAACAATAAATTCCCTGTACGCCTTTTTAATCTTAAAGGCTTTTTTAAACGCCCCTAGTGCGTTGATGGAGACGACGGATGTATAACTACCATCATCCCACATAAACTGCAACTGTAGAGAGGTGGTATTTGTGTTTTTCTCCGTCTTCCCCGAGAATCTATAGGTATCTATATCAAAGATTGATTTAACACAATGTGTGTTAAAAGTACCTATTAAATTCCGCCCGCCTACAGACAGACTGGCCAGTTCCTCCCGAATCCCGTCAGCGGTCTGTTTGACCTCTGTTTTACTGGCCTTGTTGTCGAGCTGACCAGTAATCCGAGCCAAGTTCTGCGTGTTGCTTTGCTCATACACTGTTTGTTGATTGCGGATGGCGCCCAAGTCGTTTCTCAAGAGCGCTGTTTGGTCGTTCGCTGCCTTCTGCGCACTAGCAAAGTCAGATTTCAGTCGGTCTATCACAGCCTGATTGGTCTGCTTAGCACCAGCTAAGTCCTGATTGAGCTTGGTGATAGCACCCTTGGCCACCTCGATAGCCGAGGCGTTAGCGCCAGCCGTGCGGAGAGCTTGGGTAGTTTGCTCTTTCAAAGCTAGGTCGCTAGCTTTCGTAGCCTTGTCTAACTTCTCGATTTCATCTGCAATTTTTGCTCTTAAAGCCTCGCTACTAAAAGTCCGCAAGATTTCTTCCCAGACTTCCCCCGTCCATCGCAGCATGATTTTGTGACCTTCGTGCTCTGGGTCTGGTTTGTACCAAATGTCATTGATTAGGACTTTTCCCTGGTGCTTGCCGGTCGGATCTTCAGACCCGTACCAGTTATTATTAAATCCATCTGCAGTCGGCAGATAATCAGGGAGATTTTGGACAAAATTTGAAAACTCATTGGCCACAAACTCATCAATAGCCTTGTCAGCAATCGTCTGAGCTTTGGCTTCATTACTTTCGCCGACCCTATCACCTAGCTTAATGTCGCTAGACTGGTCATTCAAACGGTTAAAAGTGATTTCAAAGATGCGGGTGTCATAATCTAGCTTCTTGTCATGTCTGACTACTCGGATAGTGTCGCCGACTTTTGCACCTCTCAAATAAACGCTCGAGGTTTTTAGGGTCAGTTGTGGTCTAGCAGCATCTACTAAAGCTTTGTAAGTTCGCTCAATCAAAACTTCTGGATTTTCTTCCTCCGAAAAATCCACAAAACCGATTTTAGGACGCATAGAACCGTCAGCGTTCTTGATGCCGTAAAGCTTGGTCATGGCTGGCAGTTCGACGTACTTCTGACCTTTCGGCTTGTTGACTGGTTTTCCACTCGCTGTTGACCAGACTACATCTTCAAAAGTGATTTTTCGGCCGAAGCCGTTCGCTTGTTTTCCAGATTCTTCAGCCGAGCTGACTTGTTCGCCTTTACCTCGACCTACCAAAGCTGTGAAAATGTTGGTTCGTTCGACTTCTTGGAGGATTTGTAGGGCATTATGACCATAAACTACCCGCTTGCCAACTGCTTGACCAATCTTTCTCTTGAAATCGATGTGACGAGCACCTATTCGGTTTCCGTTCATCTCAACGAAAAATTGCATCTCTAAGTCCCAGACTTCACACACTTTCTTGAGTGCATCAAAGACAGAAATGTAGTACAAGTTGGTGCTGTGCGGCGTGGTCTCTCCGACGAAACGAGCGCTCCAGTTGGTGCCAGATAGCAGATCGTTGATGACTTCTCTAGCGAAAGCGTTTTGAGGGCGCTTGTCAAAAACCGGAGATTTTCTCAGCTCTTCAATTCCTGACTGGACACCGATTAACGTTGTTAAATTTTCTGATGATTTTTGAGCAACATAGAAATAGTGGAATTTGTGAGCATCTTCCATGGTCTGAATAGCCATGTATTCCACCTTTTCCAACTCATCATCATTCAGAGCTTTCATCTCGACAGTCAGTCTGTCAGACACATATCGCTCTTTGGTTAGAGAGTATTTTTGCAGAGCGGTCTTAATAGCTGGTTTTCTGATGATTTTGATCAGCTTCTCGTCTGTATCAAACAAATAAATCATGCTCGCTCATCCCTCCAAACCACTTTCTTTATACTAGCATTCTTAGCTGTGATAGTATCGCCATTTTTGACAGTAAACTGTTCAAGCGGACTAAATCGGTCAAGCTCGCTGAGAATGCTCCTGCCATTGTAAACAGCAGTCACTTCCTCATCTCCAAAAGTTACAACAATATCCTTTCCTGCTACATACGAGCCAGAAAAAGATAATGCTTTCGTTCCGTTGATGATTTGTACTTGGTTCACTGTTCCGGTCGGTGTGACCGTGATGGATTCAGGCAGCACTTCCAAGGCATCCGATAAAGTAACAGGCCCGGTTGAGTTTTGAGCCCGTTTCTTCTTGTAGCCATCCGGTACAAGAATGACGAACTTGCTGATGATCGAGAGACTTTTTTCTTCAATGGCATCAGCTCCACTAAAATAGCCATAGTAGACATACTCAGGTTCGTCTTTAAAGGTGATTTCAAGAAAACCGCTACTTGCGTGGGTTCTCAAAATTTTATTCAATTTCGCAAATTTATCACGCATTTTGGAGCTAGTATCAGCTTCGAGCTTATACTTAATCTCAAGCTGCCGCTCGTCGTCTGAAACACTTTCTACCCAAACGCCACGACGGCCAGGGACGGAAGTTGACTTGACCGATTGACCAAGTAAACCTCTCCCTGTCACTGTCAAATGCGTGTAGCCCTCAACCAATTGATTGAGAGGCACGCCATTGATGGACATATTGTCACTAGGCTCGAAAGCCGTGATATTATTATTTTTTTCTAGTTTTGAATAACCATACATTGCTTTCTCCTTTCTAGTAACTGTCCAAAATCAATTCCATTTCTTGCGCATTCGTGATGTCTTCGGTAAATGCCCGATAGACCGTATTTCCCATTTTCAGCACGATATCCGCCGCCTGTTGTCCGACGGTTAACGTGCCGCCATCAAAGGACACAGAAGGGTCATAGGCTGTCAAGCGTCCTAATTCGCCGTCGACAGCGCCAAGCTCACTTTGCAAGCTGCCAGCAATGTCTTTGCCAGCGAAAGCGTCAATAGCTCCTTGAGCCATGTTTCCAACTGCCTTCGCAACTTGCCCAGCTTTGCTAATGACACCGATGATAAATCCTTTATCTGTATAGATACCAAACTGCTCAAATACTCGTGACGGCGAATGGATGCCTAAAAGGCCTTTTGCCCAGTCTATGGCGCCTCTTACTGCGCCGCCGACTGCATCTATCAACGCTCCTGCAGCGTTTTTAACCCCATTTACAAACCCCATAATGAGGTCTCTACCAACACTTATCGCGCTACTGATAAAGTTTCTCGCGGCATTCACTGCGTTGTCAAAGCCGCTTCTGACAGCCGATACAATCCTTGGCCCGACATTCGTAACCGTGCTTACTAGATTGTTCCAGCCGTTTGTTACAGTGGATTTAATGTTTTCAGTAGCATTTGAAACGGTCGATTTCGCATTATTCCAAGCGTTCAGGATAGTATTTTTGATATTATCTAAAACGCCTGTGAGGAACGAAACAATCCCATTCCAAATTGACTCAACAATCGCCTTGATGCCATCTAATGCAGCGTTGATAGTGGTTTTGATAAATTCCCAAGCTGCGCTAGCTGCCGACTTGATTCCGTCCCAAATTCCTGATAAGAAAGTGACAATGGCATTCCAGATTTCCCCCGTTTTGGTCTGAATGATCTCCCAAGCGTTTGAAATAGCTTGTTTGATGAGGTCGAAATTCCCAGTCACCAAACCAACGATAGTCAAAAGGATTGCTGCGAAGACCGCTTTAATAATTTCCCAAGTGGCAGACCAAATGGTCGAAATCGTGTTTAGGATAGTCTGAATAGTATTCCAAATAGTGGTCAAAACAGAAACAATCGTTGTAGATATAGCTTCCCAAATCGGTGCGATAACCGCAGAAATCGCATTCCACACCGCATCCCAAGCGGTCTGGATGGCAGTCATGATGTTTTGGATAACCTCTCCGACAGCTGTGATAGCATTACTGATGGTTGTTTTGATCCATTCCCAAATTGGGGTCACAACCGACATGATAGCATTCCAAATGGCATCCCAAATGGATTGTAAGAAAGCCATGCCAGCTTGTAGGATTTGAACCAGCCCGTCCAAAGCTACTTTTACCAGCGATTTGATACCTTCCCAAATCGTTCCAGCCACTCCTTTAAGAGTCTCCCACGCTCCGGACCAGTCTCCATTCATGATCTGCATTACAGCCTTAATGATGCCTAATACAACATTTAGAGCAGTCTGGATAACGGTTTTAATCACATCCCAAGCGGTTTTTACGATAGCAACAATGAGATTCCACGCTGCTTCAATGATTGGTGCCAAAACATTCATGATCGTCTCGACCGCTTCTTTGATAGCGTTCCAGACTGTTCTTGTTGTGGATAAAATCAAGTCTTGATTTTCATTCCACCACGAAACCAGCTGGCCAAATAAATCCATGACAAAAGACACCACAGCCTCAACAGCTGAGCTGATTGCTGTCTTGATGGCTTCCCAAGCTGCATTTACCTTGTTTCGGAACTCCTCGCTAGTGTTGTAGACACCAACTAGAACCGCAATCAGACTGGCTATAACAGCCACCACAGCCAGAAAAGGCGCACCCAAAGCTGACACTACACCTACTAATTTTGCAAAAGCAAGGCTCAAGGCGCTCCCTCCGCTATTTAGCAAGGCAAACCAGCTGCTTACTTTGGCAAATACACCTCCGATTGTCGTGATGACCGAAATAAATTTCCCAACACCGGCAACAAGCCCGCCAAGGACTGTCAAAACAGGTCCTGCTGCTACTATGATAGCTCCGAGCCACTTCTGCCAAGGTGCTAGCGGTAAATTATCCCAAATTGTCCCAAGGACCCGCACCACGTTGTCTTTAAACGTGAGGACAGTATCTTTTAGACTTTCCATCAACGCTTTGATGTCCGCTTCGTTGTTCCCGAGCCCTGCCACGAGGTTCTGCGCCGCTGCTTTCATAGCTTGAAATGAACCTGAGACTGTTTCGCTTGCTTCTTTAGCAGTCGTCCCAGTGATTCCTAATCGATCTTGAGTAATACCGATTGCTTCAATCAAAGTGTGGAAAGGAATGTCTTTGACATTTTCAGCCGTTGCTTCAAATTCGCCGTTTAAAACACCTGATTCGTTGACCAAACGGGCCATTTCGCTAGCGGTTCCCCCGTAACCTAGCTTCAAATTGTCCAGCATTGTGTAATTATCCTTAGCAAATCCTTGATAAGCGTTTTGGATGTCGGTCATGCTGGTACCCATTTTGTTTGCGTTGTCTGCCATCTGTATGATGGCTTTGTCTGCATATTGTGCGGCTTTAGCAGTATCTCCTCCTAGACCTTGTAGCAAGGTTGCCGAGAAGGATGTGACCTGCTCCATGTAAGAGTTTGCCGAAACTCCAGCTGTTTTAAAAGCTTTATTGGCGTTTTCAATAACGTTGGTGCCGTCATTTGCCATTGTTTGATACAATTTTCTAGCTTCTTCTCGGGTCATCCCGTACTCTTTTGCAAGATTGTTTACGCTTGTTCCGTTTTGCTTAAAGAGTGTCTGGACACCTCCCAAGCTTTGCTCGAGGTCCGCGAAAGATTTCACGACACCTCCAACTGCCCCAACGACAGGAACAGTAAAGCCGGCAGTCATCCCAGCACCGACCTTCATCATAGAACCACCAATAGCGCTCAAGCTACCGCTTATTTTGTCAAAGCTTGAGCCAGACTGATTTTGAAGGCTTTGAAGAGACATCTTAGCCTCTTTAAGACCATTCGCGAAGTCAGATACATTCGCTTTTAAAATCGCCGTGACATCAAATGTTGCTCCCATCAAAAACCTCCTTTTCCATCATGATTGAGTCTTCTATTACGATCTGCCATCGTAAGACCTTTTTTGATTTCTTTGTCCTCGACCTGGAAAATTCTTTCAAATTCTTCTTTTCGATTGTAAAAATCGTCAAAGGTTTTAAATGCAGATCTGACGCTCTTGCCGCTACCTTTCGTAGCTTGAACTCGTTGGTTCATCCAAGCTTGGATTGCTGCATTGTATCGCTTATCTTCCTGTTGTATTGCATAAGCTAAATTGTAAATTTCAAATTCGACAAGTGTTGTTCTGGCTGCTTCTAAGAAGCTCATTCCATGCCTTGCGATCAGCAAAGCGATAGCCTCGTCATATCCAAAATTTGAACCCGAAGCCCCTTCTACTCTGCTAGGTTCATCGCTTTTTTGAGCAGGGGTGACGCTTTTAACTCCGCAACAATCGCTTTGATTGTTTCGTCGTATTTGTCATTGATGATCAAGTCTTCCAGAAACGCTTCAATGCCTTCATTGCTTGGTTTCTTGCCTTCTGTAACCGTCCCAGCTTTGATAATATCCACAAAAGCCATCGGGTCGTTAAGTGCTTGTCCAGCATTAAAGAGAGTCATGGCTCCGTAGCCTGTTTTCATCCCTTCCAATTCCGCAGAATGAAGTCGGTTCATTTCGCGCAAAAAACCAAGACCAAATCGCAGAGTGTAATCGCGTCCGTCAATGTGTAAAATCATATTTTCTCCTTTTCAAAAAATAAAAAGGGGTGTTTAACCCCTTTAAGAATTATTAGACAGGACGACCTGCAGCAGTCGTTTCTTTGGCAAGCGTATGGTAGTCGTACTGCGCTGTTTCGACAGCTTTCTTTTGAGAGGCTGTCAGCGAGTCGGTGTGAATGATGCCATTTCCGTCAATGGCCATTTCGTAAGATAATTCAATCTTATCGTCAGCCGGAGCGGAAAGCTCAAAGCTCTTGAAGTAACCTTGGTAGTATTCCACGTCATAAATTTCTTTCCCTCCGGACTGGCGCACGCTGCCAAGGTCAACAATCCAACATTCAATTTTTTCATTGTTTGCGAACCATTTCCGCATTTCCTTCCACATGTTGACTGTATCGCCGTCTTCACGATAAGCAAGCGATTTGAACTCACCGCTTGTTTCGCCGTCGGAAATCGAATTGACCACACCGTCCTTGGTTTTGGTGCTTTCAATCTCTTTCTCAGGATTGATTGTTAGCTCGACCTGAAAGCGGACCTTCCCAGCGTCCTGTTTCGCTTGGTCTTTTAATCGTCGGAAAAACACTACATAGTCTTTTCCTAACACTAATTCTGCCATTTATGTCTCCTTCTTTGTATAATTAAAAGTAACGTCCAGCACAATATGAAGCAAAGGCTGGACGTCTGTGTTATCTAGTATGACTTGTTTTGAGGTCGAAAGATGAGCTAACTTATGCTCATATCCATCTTTTAGCAGCTTCACCGCTCCTTCCAAGTAAGCTGAAATCTTGTCTAAACGAGCCCTGTGCTCTCTTAAACCGTATAGATGGATTGTTTGCCTTACCATTCCTAAAACGTCGTTATTTGGGATGTCAGAGCCGTTACTCTCTCCCAAATAAACAAAGGGATATTTAGTCTCAGCATTTGGTAAATGGTCGTATGTATCGACCCTTACGTTGCAAAGTGAGAATAAACTTCTGAATAAATCATGATTTGGGGTCACCTAAAAGCTCCTTTCATCACTTTTGTCATGTCCTTTTGGAATTCAGGTTGAATTTGCTCCAACATAGGACGAAAATGGGGTTTACCGGGCTGAAATCGGGTACCGTATTCCTGATACCCATCATACCCAGCTTCGCCGTGGATATGAGCTTCCATTCCTGGATAGGAGGTTGTGATATGGTCTTTCAAAAATCCAGTATCCTTGGGCGCTAGGTCTCTAGCGATTCTCTTCCCTTTTTCACCATTGTTTTTCAAAACCTGCAAAGACTGCTCAACTGCTTTTGGATGGGCGTTACTGATGGTTGCGGTTAATTTCTCTATGCCTTGCCATTTAATTCCCATACTAACCACCTACCTTTTTGAGTCTGACAGCCCCTTTAATCGGGGCATCTATCTGATCCATAGGGGCATATTTGCTGCCGTCATAAATAGCGGTAGCAAAAGGCTTCTGTGCCTGCTGAAAGCGACAAATCATAACTGTATCAGTCTGATTTCCGTAGTCTTTAAAGACTCTTGCTTGACGAATGAAATTAACCAGACAGGGCACGACTTCTTCTTGACCTTCAGTAGCCTCGTAGCTATCCGTTTCTGGATTGTATTTTGGTGCTTCGGCTCCTCTGATAAGCGTGATTCGGTGCGGCGTTTTCATAAAAAGACCACCTTTCCTTTCTCTCTCAGAGAGCCATCTAGACCAAAATCTTTGTTTAAAATGGCCATATAAGGCTTAAACAAATTATCCCAATCCTGATAAGTCACTGAGTAACCATCCACGGTCTCGGAAGTCACGCCCTCAGACCCTTTGCGCCCATAAAGCTTATAAACAACATTTTCAATCATGAAATTGTACTTCTGATCAATCTCTGTTGTTCCTGTCAAGCTTTTGAAGTAGCTTTCAGCATCTTCAATCAAGTCCTGTAACAAGTCATTTTCTTTTGTGTCGTCGGGAGCAATACCTAGTCGACGCTTAATTTTGGCTAGCTGAGTATTTTCCATGGTTATTCTCCCTCAGCGCCTTCGAGTAGGGCTTTCAATTCGTCCTTGGTAGCACGAGAACCATACTTAATACCAAGCTCATCAAGTTTAGCCTTGAGTTCTTTCACGCTTGGATCAGGTTCAGCTCCAGGAGCTGCTTCTTCTGCAGGGATTGTTTCTCCCTCAGCGCCTTCGATGGCGATAACCCCTTTTTCAAGCAGCTCCTTGATTCGGTTGTCAGAAACCGTCAAATCTGTGCGTGGATAAACTTCGCCCGCTTCGTATAGACGGTCGTTATCTTTAGTGTCGATGATATTTGTAGTTACAATGTAAGTCATTTACAAGCTCCTTTCTAAACGTTCGCGGCGTCTGTCAACTTAGCAAATGCATCTGTTTTTGTGATCATGACTGCGATGTCCATTGTGGCACGAATGGCAATCATTTCTTGCTCGAACAAGTTGACAGGAGTTCCGTCTGCATTCTGGATTGTTGAGATTTGGCCTTCTTCTGAAATCTTATAGTTGATGTTGTAAGGTACACCGTAGATAAGATTGTCGAAGTTACCAGCGAGCAAGTCGCCTTTTTTGAAATTCTTAGATTTCATGTCCACGGTCACGATTCCGTCAAGCTTGTTGTTTTCTTTGTCGTAAATCGTCTTCTTGTCACCGTCACGAGCTTCACGAAGGGCAGAGCGGTTTGATACACGAGATACAAACGCATTGATTTCGACATCGCTGTCCAGCAACTTGTCTTCAAGTTTCAGGATATTTTCAAAGTTGATAGGACCACCAATCACCTTGCTTGCGTCTTTAGCAGCTTTCGCGACCGAATTAGCAAACGGCGTTTCATGGCCGAGAAGACCAGCTTCATCAATTTTGGTATAAAATGCTTCGACGATCTGAGGTTTCATATCGTTAAAGAATTTTTCCCAAGTGTAATTCAGCGCTTCACGAGAAGCAAGAAGGATGATACCGAGTTTGTGGGCTTTCAGCTTAACAGGAATCACTTCTGGCTTATCTGTTTTGATCTTTTCAGTTTCATTCACCCAGTAAGCAGAAACTCCGTCCGTTTGAACGTAGACTGTTTTTTCTTGCTCTCCGTCCATTTCATGGTATTTGCCAAGTTGCATCACGAGCGAATTCTTAGAGACCTCTTTCATGATGATGTCTGTAAATTTCTTGTGAAAAGTTCCGTCTTTTTTCTCAGAAACCAGAACCTTTTCAGGATTAAAAGTTTGTACTGCCATTTATTTCTCCTTTTTTCAGATAATGCGTGAGTCGCGGAAGATTTCTCCGGGACTTTTCGAGTCCGAACTACCAAACGACGATGAAACGCCCGGCGGTTCGGATTGAGTGTATTCAGCTTTAATTTCGCTGATGATACTTTCAAAGTCAGAAATAGCCTGCAGAGTGCCGTCTGCGGTATCTTTAACCACAAAAGAGAGCACCTTTTCATTTACTGGCAATTTTCGACTGGAAAGCGTCTTGATGGCTTCGTCCGTCAATTCTCGCTTGGTCCGTTCCTTTTCAAGACCTGCGATCTTATCAAGCAATTCCTGCTTCTCAGCTTCTGCCACTTGTCGGCGGTATTCCTCAAGCTCTTTACCAGACAGTTCATTCTCTGCCTTATATTGTTCAAGAGCTTTAGAGATCGCCTCTTGCGTTGCTTGAGCGTGCTTTTCCTCCGCTTGCTTCAAGCGGCGTTGCATTTCAGCAAGTGAGACCATCTTTTCAGCTTCTGGCTTAGGCTCTGCAGCGCCTCCTCCGTCGCCTGAAGCTTCAGGATCTCCTTGAGGCTCTCCGCCTTCTGCAAATAACTGTAGATTGCGCAAGTTCATGCGCAACATAGATTTGTATTCCGCCATTTTTGGCTCCTTTCTTTACGCTTTTACGGGCGACCTCCCCGAACTCATGCATCTTTTATTGTCCTAAGCACGGTTTGGACAAGCAAAAAACCGTACGGGATTCCATACGGTTAGAACGTAAGAAAACCGCCTCGAATTCGACACGGTTTATAGTAATTTACAGTAATTTATAGCAGTTTATACCTACTTCCTACCAAACCAGCTTGATTTCTTCTGTTTGCTAAACGTAACGACAGCATTGTCCAAATCAAGCTTCATTTTCTCGTTGGCAGCTTCCAGCTTGTCAAAACGCTCATTTGTCGCTTGAGTATTTTGTGAGCTGATTTTCTCCATATTTACAACAATCTTCCAAAGCTGATTGTTTTGATCGAATAAAAACTCAATAGCATTTCCTGCTATTCGCAAAGAGTTTTCTAGCTCACGTTTCTTTTTGATACGTTTGTTCATGATTTACCTCGTTGTTTCTTTTGTTCAGGGTTGTTGTTTTCATTTCCAGACTTCAAAATCAGTCAGTGTACTACCACCCTCTTTATACTTCATTTCAACATGACCATAGGCAGAACACCGACAATTAGGGTGCATCGGAAACATATTCACGCCCTTTTCAACTTTGTCAATAGGAATAGCCTTTTGGTCAAGTGGCCCGCATATATCACAAGCACTCAGCTCTGCTACGTAGATCATGTGAGTAAAGCCGTTATCCTTTAGCATAGCAAGCTGAGTATCTGCATTTATCCGAGAAATTTCGGTTTTTAGCAAGCGCTGGGCGTTCGCTTTGCTCGTCTCGTACTTTTTGGCCAAACGGGCCATTTCTTGCTTATAACCCATCATATCTGTATAGATTCGGTCAAGCGAAGAGAAGACGTCTCTTTGTAGATTAGCTTGTAATCCCGTCCTGCCCCAGACGCGACTAGAGAAATTCTGTCCGTAAAAATCGGCGTCTAAAACGCTCTGCATTCGTTTTTTCGCTCCGCTGGACGAAATCCCCAAAATCCCTGCTTGGCGTTTGTATTCGGCCAGATATTCGTCTCTACGTGCCTTGTCAAAGACTTCGTTGACTTCAGCGGTTAAATTTTGAATTTCGAGGGCAAGTTCCGCTTTCAAAAGTTCCAGCCTGCTGACCTTCATTTTCAAATTGTAAGTCCTGAGCCAAGAGTTAGTCTTAGGGCTAAAATCTTTCTCTTTCACCGCTTTTTCAGCCCTCTTGGCAAACTTCTCAACGTCAAATTTAGAAGCCTTTTTCATCGCTTCTTGCTTGGTTAGACCCTCTTTTTTAGCATAAGCTAGATAAAATCTATCTATTTCAGACTGCATGCGGTCATAGGACTCCTGATAAAGACGAGCAAGAACCTTATCTCTGTCTATATCCCGTTTTATCAACTCAGCCTGCGCCTTACGTTCAGCATTGTAACGCTGATTATTAGTCGTTTGCTTGCTCGTCATCTGAACCACCTAAAACCTGCCCGATTTCGCTGTCGCTAGCTCCATTTTCTTTCAAAATGCGGGCTTGTTCAGTCTTGTAGTCTGTAAAACTAGCGCTGTTCATCAAGGTTTCTTGCGATAGATTGCCGCCAGCTTCAATGTATGCCTTAATTTCCGTCCAGACATCCTGTGGGATGTTAGGGTGGAATGTGAAGGTCAGTTTGTTCGCTTCGATTGCAGGCTTGTTGATTGCCTTGTGGATGTTACTAATAAGCTCGTATCTACGACGCAAAGCCTTTGTAAAATAAGCTTCTTTGTCTTTTCGTACTTGCTCCAAACCGATCATCTTGTAAAGCAAAGCAATACCAGACTGCGTTGCATTAAAACGATCATCTTCAAGGTTTGGAATACGACTAAAGCGGTGAATATCATTTGCCAAACGATTCTTGTAGGCTTCTGTGCCTTGGACATCATACTGCTTATAGATATAGCCAGCATCAGCTGTTGTTTGCTGCCCGTTTGTGCTTACTCCTGTTTGGAGCAGTAGCGTGTTAGCCTCTTTCATCTTAGCAGCGTTTTCGGCACTCATTCCAATAGCTTCTAAGTCGCCTTTAATCAATAGCAAAGCATCATTCAGGTCGCTCATATAATTCGCGGTATCGGATTGGCCTGCGTCGTATGCGTCAATTAGAGAAATTTCGCTCTCATAATCACCCATTCTAAAGCGGTTGTTCCACCATTCGACGACCGGCACATCCTTGTACTCGTGTTTTTTATCGGATTCAACAACCAAATTGATGGAATTGACCGAAAACGGCTTATAAGAGATAATTCTATCTTTTGTGTAGACAGTAGCAGAAACCTTATCTGCAAAAATAGGCAAATGCACAGCTGCAATGATATTCTGCTCAACCGTTAGATCTCGAATAACAAACATTTCAAGCGGGCTAATCAAGACGACACGATCAATATTATCTTTGTCTCTGAAATGATACTCAAACGCTCGCCCATAAACTGAAGCGTCAAAAGCCAAGTCGCTATTCAGAGAATTGATGTCGTTTTGCCACTCGATTTCTTCAATGACCTTCAATTGATCTTCTTCTGCACCTTCCAAAATTCCGATTGTGACAGGATTCCCGATGACATAGCTAGTAGCGAAACTTGAGATATAGCCACCCCATTTGTGGCGCACCCGGTAATCTGCTTTTTCTTTGTCTAACCGTCTGCTGCCAGCCAAAATACTATAGTTATCTCCTTGAGCATACGAAGCCAGCACTTGTAATCTTTTCCTTTGGTTTTCAAAAAACGCTTCAATCATGTCACGAAACGCCTTTTTGCCAGTTTCCGTTTTCAAAAGCTCATCGCTTGAGACATATCTAAATTGCTCGTTTGATAAGCTGCCAAAACGCAAGCTATCCGACCTTGCTTTAGTATCAGTATCTATTCCATGTTCAAATTCGTTTACTTTGTCCACTTTCTACCTCCTAAACATTTTGTTGATGCTACTGATCGTCTTACCAACATCCAAGTCTTTCTTCACTTGGAAAATTCTATCTTGCAAAGCATACCTGATAGCGTCAATACAGTGATTGTAGCTATCGACCGGCTCATTGATGTACTCATTTGTCTTCTTGTCTTTCTTCCAAGTGTAGTTTTCAAGCTCTTCAATCAGCTTGACGCATCGTTCATCTACTACCCAGTCATACTGCAAGAGATACTGGATTCCTTGCATGACAGAGCCGGGGCCTTTCTGTGCATCGATAACTCGAGGGATTCCAAGGTTTCGCAATTCCTGGTTCGATTTCTTTTCAGCGCTATCCGCTCTGATTTGCTCTTTGGCATATCCTAGTGCCTTGATGCTTTCTGCTATCTTGTCATTCGTTAACCCTTTTCTGACGAATTCTTCGACCACATAAAGCTTTCTGTTTGCATCATCAATCCTGATGTGCATCAAAGCTGACGGGTCGTTGATAAAGCCGTAGTCAAGACCAAAATAAGCCGGCAGATGCGCCAGCTCGTCTTTGTTTAATAGCCGTTTCTCATACTTCGGAAAGACTAACTTGTCCAATGTAGCAAACTCACCCAGAGCATAAATCTTGTAGTAGGCTTCGTTGCGGTTGGCCAGCTCTTCGATATTCTCAATCGTGACCTGATCTAAAAAACGATTATCCTTGTAAGATGTGTGATAAACGACTGTGTTTTTGGGCTTCTTAACAAAAAAAGCGTTGTAGGTCCAGTTTACTTTCGAAACCGGGTTAAACATCAAGAAGATTTGTTTCTGCTTGTGCTTCTTGTCCCGAAGACGCAAAGTCAGCTGCGTGTAATCGTCTAGCGTGAACTCAGAAGCTTCTTCCATGACCACGTCAGACACACCCTTGATTGACTTGATTTTCTCTGGGTTGTCCAGCCCTTTGAAGATGAACTGTGCTCCGTTAGGCAGCTCAATCCGATATGCTGAGTTGTTGACCTTACATTTATCAAGCAGCCCCCAAACATCCAAACATTGCTTCACATCCTCAAAAATTGAGTCATAGACCGTTGAGCCTACTTTTCGCAAAAAGAGGATTTTTCGAGGGTGTTTCCAGTTCTGGCAAGCTTTAAAGACCACCTTCTGGATAACGCCGTGGCTTTTGCCGCTTGAGGCACCTCCATAATGGACCTCAGTAAAGGTTGAGTAGTCATTGAGCTTATCGTAGATGTGCTTGTTGAAAACTCTGCTAGGCCGTTCGATGACAATATTGATTTTAGGTCTAGTCTTCGTCAGCATCCCAATCACCTACCTTAATTTCGATCACTCGTTTATTAGAAATATCTGTATCAAGCATCTTTTCATCACGCTTATTTTTAAGCTGCAACGTCTTGATACGTTCTTTCTGCTCTTTCTTGTCAAGACTGTCTTTGACATCTGTCGTCGTCAACTTACTAATCTGTTCAAAAGCTCGGACATTGCCTTTCATAGCCTTCTGCATCATAACCATAGCTAGAGCCATCTCGTTAGTTGAGTCAAAACCCAATTCTTCAAGTTGTTTCTTCACGTTTGGACTTGCAACCTCGGCCTGCAGAATCGTTTCAAAAGCCTTTTTCAAGTTCGCTTTTTTTCTTCGAGCAATCCCTGAAGCGACTCCGCCTTTTGAGCCATTTTTTCTAGCTTCGCTCTTGCTTCGTTGGTTAGCTGGTATCAAATTTTGCTCATTAGCCATCGCCTCACTTCCTTACTTTTAAATAAAAAAATAGAGAAGCAATCACTTCTCTATTTTTTATAATGATTTATATGTTTGCGGAATTCTTCCACTTGGATCTATTTCTTTGTAATCTTTCGGCTTTTTAAAAACAGTTACGTTTTCGATTTCAATTGCAATAGCTTTATCTCTCTCAAAAAAATATTGATCGAAAAAATCTTTAGTGATTCCTGATTTTTCCTTCGTTAGCTTCCAAATTTTTTCGGGGTCATCTCTCAAAATCTGTTTTATAGTAAAAAAACCAATCACTTTTCCAACTGGCTTTGTTGCGTAAATATAACATTTTTTAGGTGTTTTTTTAAAAAATGATTTTCTATATTCAAAACGTTTTCTGCCGTTCACGATTTCTTTTACAAATTCTGGTTTTATTGATATAACAGCTTGCATAGCAACATTTCCTTTTTGTTTTATTATAAGATACCCCTTTTAAATGTCAAGGTTTTTTAACAAAAAAGAAAGCTAGCTATTTTAACATTTGTTCTCGCAGTCCTTGTCAATCCTTCGATTCCAGTTTTTGTATTTTTTTTACCTTTAGCATAAGATTTCAACTTCCAATTATCATTTTTATTTAATGCATAAATCAAATTTTTGGCGCTTGTCACTATTCGAAAATCAAAACCGTCATTAGCATATATACGAGCTGTCGCGTTCAAAAATTTCGTTCCTAAACCAATTCCTTGATAATCGGGCAAGATCACCAGCCTAGTTACTCTTTTGATTTTTTTGTTTTTAGGATGTGGAAAATGCATAACCCCTATGAATCCAATTATTTTATCTTGATCATATAATCCAAAACATCTTGCAGCCTTTGCAATATCTCCATTTAAATAATGATAACGTCTAAAACTTCCCCACTCTGCAATAGAACACCGTCTAATTTCGAATTCTTTTCTGCGTCGTGGGGGGATTGAAAAACCTGCTGCATATTATCTGTGTTGAAACACCAATCTGGTTGCAAATACTCGATAACATCGTGATGGCATCCAACTGCGACAAATTTTTTATTTGGATATTTTTTTAAAGCTTTTTTTAAAGCCATACAAATTACTTTGGCGACTTGTCTATCCACGACGCTGGTAAATTCATCGAAAACCACAAAATCTTGAGTCAGTATTTTTCTTGCCAAATCCACTCGCATTTTTTCGCCATTAGACAACACGCTATAAGGTTTTAGCCACGACGGAACGCTCCCAAATCCTACGGCATAAAACATTTTTTCCAGCTCTTCAGTATTTCCACACGGTATGCAATCAATTACAGGAGTTTTTTCTGGATAAATAAAGTCATCTTTCAATTGTTCTTTATACAATTCGTTTGCGATAGTGCTTTTTCCTGTTCCGCTTCCTCCTACAATAAGTCCTATTTGCCATTTTTGAGGATAAACAATATCTCCTACAAACCGCTCTTCGACGTGTTCTTCACCAACATCAAAGTCTGCCATAATTTTAGAAACTTTGAATGTTTCTTTTAGTGCATTTTTCTTTACAATATCGAAACTCGGCATTTTATTCCCCTTTCTTGGAATTCATTATATAATTTTTCCAATTCATATTCAGTGTCTGCTTCTACAATTAAAACAGAATCGTCTTGAATCTCTTTTAAATCTATATTTTCGTTAGAATTAGAACCCATTTCTTTTGAAATTTCAAATCCAAAATCGGTCATATCAATATCGACGATATCGTCTAACTCTATTTTCAAAATATCAACATCAAACCCAGAATTCATTGTTAGCTTGTTGTGAGTTAAAATGTAGGCTCGTTTCTGCTCGTCTGTCATATGAGATAGACGGATAATTTCAACATCTTCATATTCTAATTCTTTCAAAGCAATAAAGCGTCCGTGCCCCTCAATGATAATATTATTCTCATCAATCGCGATAGGATCATTGTTGCCAAATTCTAAAATGGATCTTTTAATCTGTTCAATTTGTTCTTTTGGATGCAGTTTAGCATTGTTTTCATATGGTTTAATTTGTTGAATATTTACTTTCTCAACTTTCACTTTTTTCACCTCTCATCATTCAAAAAACACATATCATAAAGATATATGCCTTTCGGGTTATATAGTCCTTTGACTTTGTTTTTTACAGCCAATTCTGTAAAAATTGGAACAACAGGATTCGAACCTGTGACGTCTCAATTCCCTAAACAGGACTTAATCCGTCTACCATATATCCATTAACCAGCATGAGACTACTGCTTTAAACGAGTGACTTTTGATAACTTATAGTTTATTATCTTGTCCACAAATATTCCTACTTGTAT